GTATTGATAATCAGCCAGTGTTACTACGAGTTGTGGAATGCTTTCAGGTTTCATGTTCAATGAAGCATGATCGTATAGCTTTCTGTAGATAACAGATGAATCATAGTCTGTGTTCTGTGCAACCCATTTTCTCATCTGACCAAACTTACGATCACGGAGCAAGCTAACAAGATCATCAAACTTTTCCTCAGACAAATTAACAAAGATTCCTGAATCAATTTCACCGGATCCACTATATCTTTGTAATTCATTGAGTACCTTCCTCCAATCTGGGAAGTACTTTTGAATTACTTCAGCAAGCACTTTCTTATCAAAATTAACATTCTCTTGCTTGAGAATACCTTGAATGGTAAAGAAGAATTTGTTTGCTACATCAACTTTCTCATCCTTTGGAATGGTAAACTCAATAGTACTACAACGAGACTGTAGAGGTTTAATGATTCTGTTTTTGTAATTACAAGTAAGAATGAATCCACAGTTCTTACTAAACTCTTCCATAAAGTTACGAAGAGCTGGTTGCGTAGAAGATGCATTGAGATAATCTGCCTCGTCCAAGATCACATACTTTCTCTTGCCATCAAAACTAACTGTTGATGCAAAGTTCATAATCTCATTACGAAGAGTGTCAATGTTACCATGGAGACTACCATTAATAACATAGTATGAGCAACCAAGCTCTTCAACCATTGCTTTTGCAACTGTAGTCTTACCAACACCTGGTCCACCACAGAGCAGAAGATTAGGAATGTTTTCTTGATTAACAAAATCTTGAAATGTAAGTTCCAATTCACGAGGAAGGATACACTCAGAGATTTTCTTAGGGCGATATTTTTCAACCCAGAGGAAGTTTTCAATCATAATATATTACTTTCTTTTACCACGGATACGCCTAGCCTTACGTTTGCCAGAGCCTATTTTACGACGACCTTTACGAGGTCTGTTTTTAGAAGGCCAAGGCATAACTATTCATCCTTTTTATCTTTGACCACTTCATCTACTTTACCAGATTCTGTATCAAAGTTCAACTCACCTTGTACTTTTTCTGCCAAGCCATCTGGTCCAACGGCATAAGGTTTTTGAGGTTGAGTGGCTTCTATAAGTGCTGCAGCAAACTTATCTCGAACAGTTCCTACCGCAGTAAGTTCGTTGCCTCTGAAAGCTCCTCTTTGTGTTGCTGCGTCAATAATCTTGACAACATTATCAATATCAGCTGCTGTAAAGTTCATGTTACTCTCCAAATTTAGATGCTGCTTCTGTTGCAATCCAATACTTTAGATCATCACTAGAGAATTCAACGATACCTTTTGAAGAAACTCTTACATTGTAGTTTCTACTCATAAGTTTCAGATTCTCTGGTTTGAAGATCATTCTAAAGTATAGATCTGTCTTACCTACATTGACTCTATGATTATCACTGTCTTGGTTACTTATATCAAGAGCCTGAATTGATACGGTTTCACCATCACCAACAATACCAATCTCTGGTAATCTCAATACATTGCAAGCCTTGATGACATTGGTTAGATCCTCTACTTGAACAAAGAACTCAACTTCTGGATCTTCAAGTACAATCTCTTTATCTGGTGCAGCTACAATACTTTGTTCATCAGCAAACTTGTACTTAGTAGCTTGTTGACCACCTGAAAGAAGAACATGATCATCTTCAAACGAATACTCTGGATCATCAAACAGTGAGATTGTTCCAATAAATCGTGGAAGATCATAGATAGCAACCCTCGAAGGAATAGACTCTTCAATATTAGCTACTGCCATAATGTTCTTCTGTGGTGACACTGTAGATAGTTTAGTACCATCTCTCATTAATATAGATTGATTAATAGTTGAAAAGTTTTTCAAATAGTTAATCGTCTTTTCACTGATCTTCATAATTTACTTTGCCTTTCGAGTTTTGATCTTTGACTTGTCAGCAGTAGCTGATTCTCCAACAGATGCAAGGTGTTGCAGACTACCACCAAACACATAACTACCAACATGCTGCAATTGCATCCAAGGACAGATGTATGTCTTCAATCCAATGTTACGTGCCCACTGACAGAACATATAGTCTTCAGACAGATACCGCTTTGACTCTGGATCAATCAATGCTTGGAAGTACATCATAATCTCACGTGTACCATCGAAGTGTTCTGTACGAACATGATCTGGCTTGTACATAAACTCAGGATATGCTTCTGCATACTTCTCAAATGTAGCACGTCGCGTCATCATAAATCCTGTACCAATCTCAAGAACATCAGCTGGCTCATCCAAACGAATCTCAGCTTGACCGCCTTTTGGTACAATAGGATTGAACACATAGTCACCAACATAGTTTTCTAGTTCATTAGGATCTTCATCAGCTACACCTTTGTTAACTGCTGATACAACCTTCTCCCATGAGATACACTTCTTAGGATACGGACCACCAATCACATCATATGGATCATCTCCAGGCTCTGTTCCTTGTAGGGCCATGAGAGCAAGAATGTCTTGTGGATTGAATCCAATGTCAGAGTCAATAAACATCATATGTGTAAAATCAGATCGCATAAACTCATCTACACAATAGTTACGAGCTCGTGTGATAAGAGATTCGTTGAACAAATAATATGCTCTCATCTCAATACCATACTTGGCGCAGATAGCTGATAGATCAGCCATTGACTTTGCAAACATACCATGACACTGGCCACCGTACATAGGTGTTGCTACAAAGAGTTTCTTTTTTCTAAGCTCCTCAAAGGATACTTTGATTTCCATTATTGTACTCCGTACTTCTGGTCATGGTCTTTACCAACACCGTAATCGCCGTCATATGAACTCAACGACTCTGCTTTAAACATAAGAAACTGACCCACTCGAGTTCCTTTTTTGATCTTTGCTGGTCCTCCGTTGACATGAAGAGCACCAGCCATAACACCTTCATATCCACTATCATAAAGACCAGAAGTAATAAACAATCCATTACGATTTAACGTTGATCTTGTAATCACCCATCCAGCTTCATCTTCACCAATAGAAACAATACCTTCCATAATGATCTCATATGTTCCTTGTACAAGATTATAGTAGCCTTGCTCATCTGGAAGGATCTCTACAGATCCTCTGTGAGATTTCTCTTCTTCACTAATCTTGAATTCTTTTGGTTCTAATCTAAAGACTTTATCTACTTTAAGATCTATAGCATTAGGTTGAACTTGTGTATCATTAAACTTCGACAGAGTCGACGCGGACTTGTCGCTCGCGAGATGTACCATCATCTGCATTCTCCATAAAACTAAAATTATATGCCAGGATAGCGTAATGAATCAACTTCATTAGATCCTTAGGATTCTTACCATCCTTCTTACCAAAACGCATTGCATACTTTGTAAGAGTACCAAGACACATCTCTTCAGCTATGCCCATGTTCTCCCACACATCAATTGTTTGTACATCCTTCTTACCAACGTAGTGTTGATTGTAAGTCGAAGTAATGTATTCGTAGATCTCTTTCAAAATCTTATCTTCATTATATTTGTATTCGATCTTAGCCATCTATATCTTGCTCCGATTCCCAATGGTTAATCAAATTAGAGAATCCCCATTGCATAGGGGAATACTCGTTCACTTCGTCACGAAATGCTTCGATCATTCTTATCTGATCTTCACTCAAATCCAGAATAGAGTCAACACCAAAATACTCCTCAACATATTCATATACAGAATCTGTTACATCTCTTTCAATGTTCTCTTCCCACTTGTACATTCGTGGCCAATCAAAACCTTCATCATCTTGGGTCATCTGGTACCTCCTCTTGATCCTTCATCCAATGCGTCACATCTCCAGTTAGGAATCCATAGTCATTAGAGAACATATGCATTCCTTTCCATTCTATACCTTCAGAATCAACATAGTAGCCATCAAAGGTTCCACGGTGAGATCCAACTACATCAAAATAGTACCACACCTTATCACCAATATTAGGCATTACATCTTCTACTTTATTCCATTCACTCATCATAACCATCCTAACTTAATCGAATTATGTGCGATAATAAAAAAGCAAGCGACCAAATGAGTAATAACCCATATAGTACGTAACGCAGCAGCAATATCACTTTCGTGGTCATCACCTATTTTTGATCCTATAGTCTTAGCCCAAATACGCCAGGCTCTTTTCATCATTACACATCCAATTTACTCAGATATGCTGCCGTCAACACATCAATATAATTCATGTTCTCTTTAGCAAGTTTCAGCAGATGTTCATCATCTGTCTTGAAGTTGAAATCTACTTCTTCTTCAAACTTACCTTCAAGTCTACCTGTAGGTGAGTCATCAAACTTCATGCCGTTCAGTCCAAGCCAAACACCAGCTGATGAATCCCATGTATCAATGAAATTATGAAATGGTTCCATATACATGATCTCATGGGGACCATCAACCATTCCTAAGAAATGAATCTTCTGACCATTATATTTGATTACACTGGTACTTGGATCATTGGCTAGATGATACATGAAACGTAGACGAGAGTTGAATCTTTGCATCTTGTTACCTGACTCAACATTATAAGCCAATGGAACTGCAAGAATAGATACACCAATGTAATCAATCAACTTAGGATGATTAGCTGCAAACTTAAAACAATACTGAAGATCCTTGACTGATCCTTTCCTTCCTTGTGGAACAAAGAAAGTGCCAAACCCACTATCTTTAATGACAGGAGCCATTACCATAGCAGCTTCAATTGTTTCTTCTGGATCACTGTCTGGATAATCTGACATAACAATATAGTCAGCTTTGATCTTCTCACCCATTGTAAGAAGTTTGCCAGAGTCGTACATAGGACGATTCTGCTTATACATCTCAAAAGCAGAGTTGTCCATGATAATAGTACAACCATACTTTTCTTTTTGTTCTAGGTAGAAATCTACGTACGAATCATCCTCCTCAATAAGATGAGCTAGTACGAGATGTGTAGGACGTCCATCTACAAGATGGAGATGAGGAGTGGGTGCAATATGACAAAAGTCAGTACGAGACATAATATTCCTTTCAATTCACTTATAATATAATTATGACCAATATGGTGTTGGATATATATACATAAAATCAGATTTATCAATTCCAGGTACTTTCACACCATACACCATCTCTAGTGTTTTTGCAATAGTCTCTAACCGACTTTTTTGTGGTGAATTCCAGCTATACCAAGGCGATTGATCAATTAAATTTGCACATTCCATAATCAACAGATTCCTGTGCATTCTATCTTCCCAACCTTTTTCATTTTTTATGATGGCAGGGGTTCTATTTTTTGTGCTACAAAATTCTTGCACAAGTTCTTCAGCTTCTGGTCCAATAAATTCTCTAACATTGCTTTTTGATACTTTATGAGTGTTACCTTTGTAATAATCGGTACCATAAATTGAATGAAACAACGTTGCATCTGTAACAGCTTCCCATTCTTCTATATTGTTTCCACAAATAATTTTAGCGACCTGAGCTGAATGCCATAGATGTTCAAATAATGTTGAACCATCAGCCTTTCCTCCACTGTGATCAGCATCTGATGTTTTATCTAACAAGAAGTGAATTTTTGAATTGTTAATTTGATCCGAAGCTGTTTTGAAAACAATTATCTGTCTTAGCTCTGAACAAGCTCTTGATAGAGGTCTGGCTGCGTGTTGCCGATGAGAGTCAAATACAAATGTTCTTCCATATTTTGGAATAATTGATACTTCAATATCACCTGAAGCTTCGCCTTCTCCTAATACTATAGTCTCGCCACCCCAATCCATTTTCCATTCATTGTTTAAGTAAACAATAACAGTTTCTGATATTGCTCCTTCTCCATACTTACGAATTGTTTCAGAATCATCTGTATGAATGTAACCATCTGTACCGTATGTATAACCATTACAGTATGCTCGAACTAAAGTTCTTGGTCCTAATACTTGTTGAATGTTTTCCCAAAGAAATCTAACTTCTGGGTGGTGATTAATCATTGGCATTGCGCCATGATCATATTCCCATCCTTTGAAGTCATTAAGAATACGTCGATTCCAATGACCCTGATCATAATCAGCACCACTATTGGCTTTCCAACCATAGCGCATACCAGCTGCGCCACCGTATTTCTTTTTAATGATTTCTAATTCGTTTTCAAATGAAGATACATCAAATAATCCAAATGCCATAACAAACCTATCATAATTTACTTGTGGTGTATCTGTGGAAGTGGAACGATCGACATGCCTTTATCGTGATGAACCTTAGCATATGATCTTCCACCTCTATTCATAAGTCCACCGTATTTTCCAGTTGTCTTCTTGCCACTGTTGGTAAACGATACAGAACCATTCTTACCAACTTTTCTTAGATGCTTACGGACTTCTGGATAATCTTGCTCTTCAATGTACTTACTGAATTTTTCCATCTTTACCTCTTAGACTGGTTGTGAAGGTGGATAAAAGCAACGTGCTCCATTCTCTCCGTCTTCACTAACATCGATTGTAATTGATCTTCCTGGGTATTTATCTTTTATATATTTAGCCAGATCATCACAGATCATCTCACAAGATTTGTAGTCTAATTCTAAAGTTTTTTCATCATAGAGTGATTCTAGCTCACGCTTGAACAGAATAAACTCAATGTCTCTATCATCATGGTATACTTCCACTTCTACCTTAAAGTGAAACATATGTCGATGAGGATAACCTAGAAAACTAACATCTTCTAGTTTAGGGTCTTCCAGCGCTGCTGGATATTTGTGGATACCTTCTTTCTGAAAGGTCACCCAGATATATGCTTCTTTAACCATTCTCTTTTTCCCATTGTTGAAACCAATACTCAGCTGCACCTATAACCCGAGTAGGATAATTCTTGATAGCATACCCGGTTCCAGCTTCTAAGTCAACCTTTTTTATTCTGCGCTTATGAGGATGTTTAGCATTCTTCCATTCACTCAAGAGACGTTTGCAGAGCAGATCAAAGTCCTCATCTGTAAGCACAGATTTGTCCTTCTTATAATAAAGATAAGAAGATGTCATGTAGTACGAAACAAGCTGTGATGGAGTCAGCTCTGATATGTTAGGATATACTGACATTATGCCACC